GAACTTCGGCGTATCGGGTGACACGCTCATCAGCTCCAGCACTTCCACCGGCTGGAACGGAACGGCTCGCTCCAACAGCAAGACGATTGCCAATCTCATCGCCTCGGGCGTTGATGCTGTCCTGATCGAATACGGCATCAACGATCTGCCTAGCGCCACCTCTGCGAACCTGATTGCAGAGGCCAAGTCCATGGTCAGTGCGCTGGTCGCGGCTGGCATCAAGGTCGGGTTGATGGACATCATGCTGTTCGACCCGACGGCAGCAACTCCCAACATTACGCCCGCCAACGCCGCCGCCACGCTGGTGAAAATCAACGAATACAGCGCGGCCATGTCGGCATGGATGGCCGGCATGTCGGGCCGAGCGGTGTTCATTCAGGCCAACTCGCTGATTGCGCTTGCGTCCACTGGCTACGGCGACCCGCAGTACTTCCAGACTGACAACCTGGGCGTGCACCCGAACAAGCGCGGCGCCCAACTGCGCGGCAAGGCTGCGGCTGACGGTCTGCGTGTCTTGCTGCCGAAGCGCTCCGCGCGCTCCTACACGGCAGGCCCGCTCTATCAGCCGAACCTGATCGACTGGGGCGCCGCTGCGTCGTCGAACCTGTTCGTATCGAACAGCATCGCCGGCACGACCACGGCGACGACACCGGCATGGAACATTGACACGGTTACGGGCGTTCCCTACGCCGAAGTCACCATCACGCCGACGGCCCTTGCATCGGGCACCGCTCAAGCCTTCTTCAAGGTTGAGGCGAGCGGCATCGCTGGCGCTACGCCCAAGTACCCGATTGCGATTGGCGACGTCTTCCAAGCGTCGGCGCGGGTTGTGGTGGACGACGGCTACGGCAATCCGGCGCCGATCCAAAGTATTTACATGCGCTTGCGCATGTTCAACAACGTGCCCACGTCGCAGTTTTTCGTGGATGTTGGCGCGCCTGCGACCACCGACCTGACGACGCTGCCGCTGCTGCTGGATGGTCGCTTCTCCACGCCGACGTGCGTTTGTCCGATTGCCAGCGCAACCATTGACACGGCGGCAACGGGCACGGGGCGAGGCTGCTATCTCGGGGTGTTCGTCGAAACGCCCACGCTCGCGCCGGTTCGCGTCCGCATCTACGCGCCCACGATGCGAGTCGTCTCGCGCGCAGCCACAACGAGCGTCACCGCTGGCGCCTCCCCGTACACCTGGCAGAACAACCCGCAGCCCTTCGTCGGCGGTGACTTCGTGAACACCACTGGGCGCGACATGCTGGTCACTGTCTCGCCGGGCGCTGGCGGAACGATCAGCCAGATCGCCATTGGACGCGGCCCCACCTCAGCCGGCGCGTTCTCCAACGCCGTCAACACCGGCTTGTCTTCCGGCTCCTTTGTCTGCAAGCCGGGTGACGGCTTGACGGTGACGTGGGCCACGACCGCGCCGGTGCTGACTTACACGCCGATCTAACTCACACCCCAACCCAGGAGCCTAAATGCTCACCGATTCCGCACTGCCAACCGCCCCCGAGGCAACGGCAAGCGGCCAGCAAACTCCCGCTGACCAGCTTGTCACTCAGACCACTGAGAGCACGGCTGACGACGCCACCGGACAGCCCACGGAAGGCGAGCAGAAGCCCGCCAAGACCGAGGCCGAACGCGAGCTTGAACGGCTCCGCAAGGGCATTGACCGCAAGACCCGACAACGCGAGGAAGCGCGCGCAGAAGCCGCCGCGTATAAGCGCGAACTGGAACAGTTGCGTACAACTCAATCACGCGCAACAATAGAGCACGCAAGCGAAACCGACGAGCCCCTCACGCTCTCTCGGGCTGAGCTGGATCAGATGGTCAATGAACGAGCCCAAAAGCTCGCGCCGACCCTGAAGCAGCAAGAAGCCGAGATTGAGCACCGCAGGAAGGTCATTGACGGTCTCGCAACGGAACTCGGGCAGGAGCGTTTCGACGCGCTGGCCGAGGACTTGGACGAGGCACTAGGCGGCCTCCAACGCAATGGGCGCATGACGCCCGCTGCCGAAGCGATCTTCGCCGCCGACGACCCGAAAGCGGTCATCACGTACCTCGGGAACCCCGATCACGCTGACGAGGCGGAAGCCATCGGCCGCATGGACCCGATCCGTGCCGCAAAGGCCATCACCCGGCTTGAAACCAAGCTGGAACAGGCCAAGGCCGACGCGAAGCCGCAGCGCAGCAAAGCAGACCCACCAGTCGAGCCCGCACGGGGCGGCGGTGGGGCACTCAATGACCAACCGGACCCGATGAACGTCAAGGCATGGATTGCCTGGGCGAACAAGCAGGACCGGTCGTACTGATAAGGAATCGCCATCATGGCAAACGCATTGCAAACCGCGCAGATCATCACGAACGATGTCCTGCGAATCGCTCACAACGCATCTGCGTTCCTGGGCAACGTCAACACCGATTACCAGGACTCCTGGGACAAGGAACTGAAGCCGGGCAACACCATCAACGCCCGCGCTCCGGTCCAGTTCATGCACCGCGACGGCGAAACCGCCGTGGTTCAGGACATCACCGAGCGTTACGTTCCGATCACGCTGCAACCGCTGCTGGGTCTGGACTTCGCTGTGGGCTCGACCGAACTGGCAACCAGCATCGGCACCGACGGCAAGATTTCCAGCGCCTTCCGCGAACGCTATGTGGTGCCCGCTGGCCTGAAGCTCTCGGCCCTGCTGGACTTCCGCATTGCCACGCAGATGAAGAACGGTCTTCACCAGATCGTCGGCACTCCGGGCACCCCGCCGTCGAGCGTGGCTGACATCCTGAACGCCGCCGTTCCTCTGGACCGCATGAGCGTTCCGCGCGATGGCCGCCGCATGGCTGCAATCGAGCCTGGCGCCAATGCCTCCATCGTGGCTGGCCTGGCTACCCTCTTCAACGACCAGTCCATGCTGTCCAAGCAGTACAAGACCGGCGTCATGAAGACGGCTCTCGGCCTGGACTTCGCCATGTCGCAGAACGTGCCTGCTCACACGGTCGGCCCGCTGGGCGGCACCCCGCTCATCAACGGCGCCAATCAGGGCCTCATCAACGCCGGTTCCACCGACAACCCCTACGCCTCGACGACCTCCCTGGTTACCGACGGCTGGACGGCTGCGGCGGCTCTGCGTCTGAACCAGGGCGACACGTTCACCATCGCGGGCGTGTTCTCGGTCAACCCTGAGACCAAGGCCTCGACCGGCGTTCTGCAATCCTTCCTCGTGACGGCTGCGGCTTCGTCTGACGGCTCCGGCAACCTGACTGCGGTCATCTCGCCCGCAATCATCGCTGGCGGCGCTTACCAGAACGTCACCGCTCGCCCGGCTGACAACGCCGCGATCACGATCACCAGCGGCACCGCAGGCACGACCTACAGCCAGAACCTCGTTTGGCACAAGGACTGCTTCACGTTCGTTTCGCCTGAGCAGCCCCTGCCTGGCGGCATGGACTACGCGGCGAAGGCTTCGCTGGCCGATGAGGGCGGTGTCTCCCTGCGCTTCGTGCGCGGCTTCGACATCACGAACAACCGGTTCATCAGCCGCTTCGACATCCTTTGGGGTGGCGCAGTGACCCTGCCGAACTTCGGCGTTCGTCGCACCAACTGATCCGAGGGGGCTGCGGCCCCCTCTCCTTCAAGGAGATTTCGACATGGCAACCATTCCCACCATCCCGCGCCTCTCGCCTGGCGGTCCCGTCGCGGCCCTGGGCCAATACCGCCAGATCATCGACGGCGTCGGCGCTACCCGCACCCTGGCCCCCGAAGAGTCCGGCGCGCTGTGCCTCTTCGATGCGGCTACCGGTGTGGTCTACACCCTGCCGACGGCCTCGGCGCAAACGGTCGGGCTGACCTACGAGTTTTTGGTCAAAACGACCATCACCTCGAACGCGGCCAAGATCATCACCGCTGACGCTTCGACGTTCCTCGTCGGTGCTGTGGTGTCCGCCAACAGCGGCGCGACCACGACCACTGCCTACCCGGCCAACGGCACCACGATCCGCGCGCTGTCGAGCAACGGCACGACCACGGGCGGGACCATCGGCGACCGCTACCGCGTGACGTGCATTTCGGCCACTCAGTGGGCGATTGACGGCCAGGTCGTCGCCACCGGCACGACCGCAACCCCGTTCGCTACCTCGTGACCACAGGGCGGGGCTCCGGCCCCGCTCTTTTTGAGGGCTGACCATGCCGCAAGACAGCACCAACTTTCCGCCGAACAAGGCGTCGTTCATGGCCGCCGTGAGTGGGCTGGTGCCTGCGGCTTCGGCCACGGACATTTTCACAATCACCGGCAAGCCTGGCCGGGTCATCACGATCAACCAGATTCAGATCAGCGGCATTGCGACCTCGGCGACCGCAATCCCCATCTCGATCATCAAGCGCAGCACGGCCAACACGGGCGGCACGGCTGCTGCCGTCACTGCGGTGCCGATGGATACCGGCATGCCGTCCGTAGCTGGCGCCTCGGTGCAGTCCTACACCGCCAACCCGACGACCGGCAACGCAGTCGGCAACGTGTCCACGGCCCGTCTGATCCTCTCGACGGCTTCCGCATCGGTGGGCAGCTCGCCCATCGTCTTCAGCTTCGAGCGGATGTACATGCGTGCCCCTTCGCTGCGTGACGCCACCGAATCGCTGTGCGTCAACTACGGCGGCGCGACTGCTGCCGGCAACAGCTTGGACATCTCCATCTCTTGGATTGAGGAGCAAGTCTGATGTACCCGCTCAACGTGAGCTTGCCGTCTCCGCAGATCGGCTTTGCCGTGGCGAACGACGCCGACGAACACGCACGACTTACCGCGATGGGCTACGAGCCCGCGCTAGAGGATGCCGCACCGCAGGGGGACGAGGAACAGCCCACTCCACTGCAACACCTCGCACCGGCCCCTGACGGTGCGGCACCAACTGAGGCGCCCAAGCGTGGCCGCCCCCGTAAGGCCTGACCGTGGCGAAGGCCCGCACGATCATCCGAAATGCTCTGACCTTCGGGCTGAATCGACTCAGCCCAGGCGAGCAGGAAGACGCCGATCTGTTTGGGCGGTGTCTGGATGCGCTCGGGTCCGTCTTGGACGAAATCAACGGTTCAGAGGGCATGCTGTGGCGTGAGGAGCTGACCACCTCCAGCGCCATCAGCGGCACGACTGCAACCCTCGGCGTTGATTGGATCGGGCTGACCCCTGGCAACCAGATTTTGGGCGCCACGGTGCGTTACTCGCCTAGCGGCCAGGACATTCCGCTGAACTCCATCACCATGGATCAGTACGCGGACATTCCCGTCAAGTCCACGGCTTCGATACCGCGTGACTACGCCTACGACGGGCAATCCACGGTGTATTTCTACCCCGCCGCTGCTGGGCAAGTCGTGACCCTGCGCACGCTGCAACAAGTGTCGGGCCTCACGGACCTCGACACGGATTACGTCATGGTGTCCGGCTTCCAATCGGCCCTAGAGGCTCTGCTGGCCGAGAAGATGGCGCCCACGCTCAACCCGGCCATGCTTCCGAAAGCGGAGAAGGAAGCCAACCGCGCCCGCCGTCGCATGGCGGCAAACGTGATTCAGCCTGAAATCCTGAACGGCGGCGCTCGCTCGGGGAATATCTTGGTGGGCTGGAACTGATGGCCGGGCGCCCGTTCATCCCCGCAGTCGGCCCCAGCTATCCCGTCGCCGATCGGAAGGCCAGCAGCCAGCGCTCAATCAATCTGCGCGTGCGGATCATCGAGGCCAGCGGCGAAGCCCACATGATGGTTTTGGACGCGGTGGAAGGCCTCGTCCCCTGGGTGACGTTCCCCGCTTCCATCCGAGGCATCTACCAAACCGACCGGGGAAAACTCTTTGTCGTTGCGGGCGCCACGCTGTACGAGGTGGCATCAGACGGCACGAAGACCGTGCGCGGTTCGCTCATCACGAGCACCGGTTATGTGTCCATGCGGAACGGCCTGTTCCAACTCATCATCGTGGACGGCGCTAACGGCTACGTCTTTACTTTCGACACCAACGGCTTTGCGCAGATCACCGACCCTGATTGGCGTGGGTCGCAGTGGGTGGAAGAGCTGAACGGGCAGTTCATATTCGTTCCCTCGGACTCACCGGATCAGTTCTACATCAGCGCCGTGGACGACGGGGCGAGTTATGACGCGCTGGACTTCAGCAGCTCAGACGCGCAGCCCGACAACATCGTCACGCACCGGGTCATGAAGCAAGAACTCTTCTTGTTCAACGCCCGCAGTACAGAGGTTTGGATTTACACCGGGGAAAACGACTTCCCGCTAGCCCGCTACAACTCGACGCCAATCGACATTGGCTGCGTTGGGCTCCGTGCGGCTGTCGTCACGTCCGATTCCATGTTTTGGGTCGGGAGCACGAGCCTCGGCACAGGCATCGTGTACGAGATGCGCGGCCACTCCCCCGTGCGGGTGAGCCAGTGGGCGGTTGAGCAGGCCATCAAGCAAACCACAGACATTAGCGAGCTTTCGATGTGGTGCTACCAAATCGACGGCGCAGAGTTCATCGGCCTGAATGCCCCGGGCATGTCCACAACCTGGGTCTACAACCTTGCAACTCAGCAATGGCACGAGCAGGGGCTTCTAGTCGCTGGCGTGTGGACGGCCTGGCCGGCGCAACAGATGGCCTATGGCTACGCCACGCACTACGCCGTTAACGACACCCAGCTCATGACGCTGGACAACACCGTCAGCACCGTGGACGGCGAGGAAATGAGCTTCGAGCGCACATGGCCGCACCTCATCGCGCCTGCCATGGAGCCGGTGAGCTATCCGGCAGTTGAGGTGTCCATGAGCACCGGCAGCCCGGGTGATGTGACGCTCGAAATCAGCAATGACGGCGGCTCTGTGTGGGGCCCTGCGCTTCGTCGCACCTTCGGGGCTGCTGGGCGGCGCATGGAGCGGCTTCGCTGGCTGGGTCTTGGCTCTGCCATCAATCGAGTGTTTCGGCTGCGCTGGAAGACAGCCACGCCCGTCACGCTCTATTCCGCCAGCGTGGAGGCGACATGACCAAGATCACGCCCCCGATGGACCGGATTCCGATTGGCGTTGTGAACGTCAACGGCCAGCGCCTGGAAGTCACCCAGCACCCGGAGTTTGTGCGCTTCTTCCGCGACATGTTCACCCGTGCGGGTGGCGTGGATGGGTGGGGCGTGGAAGACCTTCGCGTTGCTCCGCAAGCCGATTCGCTCAACGTTTCTGCGCTGACTCAGCCCGCAGACCTGGCCCAGCAAGTGGCGCAGCTTCGGGAGCAACTCGCCACTCAGGGCGACATTGAAAACCAACTGGCCCAGCTTCGGGAAACGGTGGCGTACATGGGACTACGACGCAAACGCACCGTGTCCGGCTCGATTGCCCTAGGCGCTGGCACTGCCTCGGCCACCTACTCAATCAGCCCCTCGGCGGCTTCGGTTGATCTGTGCGACTTCACGTACTTGGGCAGCACGGCAAGCGCCGCAGCCGGCACCACTGACGCCGCCGTGTCTGTCGAACTGACAGATGCGTCAACCGTCACCGCGCGACGTGTAGGCACTGCTGGCACCGTCACCGCCTATTTCCGAATTACGGAGTTCACGCAATGACAGTCACCGCGAAATGTCTCGTTGAGGTGACGCAGCTCACCAACGCGGAAACGAGCGTCTACACCGCCACCAAAGTGACGGCCATCCTCGACAAGGTGACGGCCACCAACGTGAGCGGCAGTGCCGCAACGATCACTTGCCATGTCGTCGCGTCTGGCGGGACTGCTGGCAGCACAAACGCCGTGGTCAACGGCAAGACCTTGCAGGCTAACGAAACCTACGGGTTCCCGGAACTGGTGGGCCAGGTGCTGAACCAAGGCGACTTTCTGAGCGTGCTGGCCGGCACTGGCGCCGCACTCAATTTCCGCGTGAGCGGGCGGGAGGTGTCATGAGCCTTTGGGGTGCAATCGGAAGTATCGCGGGCAGCGTCTTTGGCGGCCCTTTGGGGGCGTCGATTGGTGGTGCGCTCGGCGGCGCCATTGACGGCAGCAACGCAGCCAGCGGCGCGCAGAAGTCCCAGCAATCCGCGACTGATGCGGCCATTGCAGAGCAGCGCCGGCAGTTTGATTTGCAGCGCGAGGACTCTGCCCCCTACCGGGCTGCAGGGACTCAAGCGCTAGGCCAGCTTCAGACCGACATCAACGCGCCGGTCACGTCTGCCGATGTGATGTCGGACCCGGGCTATCAGTTTGGTCTAGACCAAGGGCAGCGAGCCCTGAATCAAAAGTTTGCGGCGGCTGGCGGGCGCATTTCGGGCGCTTCTCTCAAGGCCGCAAATCGCTTCGGAACCGACTACGCAACAACAGGTTACGGCGCGGCCTACCAGCGCCGCCAAGACCGTTTGAACCGCCTTGCGGCTATTGCAGGCATCGGCCAGACCAGCACTGCCGGAAGCGCTCAAGCCGGCGCTAACAGTTCGAACCAGATCAGCGGGCTCCTCAGCGCTCAAGGCAACGCCAATGCGGCGAGTCAGATCGCGCAAGGTTCGATTTGGGGCAACACCGGCAACCAGCTCAGCGCCATCGTGGGCCGAGGCAATGGCGGCGGTGGCTACAACGCAACGACGGGATCAGGCGTGAACTTCGGCGGCGGCGGCCTGGGCGGGTTCTCTCTTAGCGACTTGATTAACGGCACGGGCCTCGGCGGCGGGCTGTAAGGGGACAACATGCCGGCAGACGCAAACGTTTTTCAGGCTCTCATCCAGCCTCCTAAGTCGGTCATGGACTACCAGACCGACATGGACCAGCGCGATTTCGTGCGGCAGAGGAACGCGATTCAAGCCCTCACGCTCCAGCAGCAGGGCGACCAAGTGCAGCAGGGGCTAGAGGACCGCAACGCACTTCGGCGCGCTGCGGAGCTTTCGGGCGGCGATCAACAGAAGTTTCTAAGCCTTCTGGATCAGTCGGGGCGCCCTGGGCTCATGACCATGGCCGACGCCAAGCGCAAGTCGATTGCAGAGTCTGCACATCTCCAATCGCAGACCGCAAGCCAGAACGCCACGGCAGGCAAGACGAATCAAGACGCAGCCATCAAGGCGCGGCAGGACGCATACGCAGAGGCCGCAGCGCTCAACACGCCAGAAGACGCAATTGCAGCTCTGAATCGCGCTGTCACGGCTGGCAAGGTTCCGATGCAGGTGATTCCTGGCTTTCAGCGCATGGTCACGACTGATCCGCTCTGGAAGCTCAAGCTCTTGCAGGGCGCGCTTGACCCTGAGAAGCTGAAAGAGGCGCTGATGCCTCACATGCAGGCGGCTGGCGGGGCCATGGTCAACACCAACCCGCTCGCCGGCCCGACGGGGCAGGGGCAGCCGAACGCGATCCCGATCACGCAAAGTGCGGACAACATTGCAACCAATGCCCGTATTGCCGCCGATGCCAAGGCAGCACGCGAGCAGGCACAGCAACACTTCGACGCCAACATGGGAGCGCCGCAGTACATGCAGACAGACGCCGGTCTTGTGGCGCTTCCGAAAAAGCCGGCTCCGGGCGTGGCCCCTACGGCAACCGTCATCACCGGCCCGAATGGCGAAAGCCTCGGCAAGCCGCTCAAGGACATTCCGCCGACGGTCAACACTGCCATCATCAGCAACGCGCAGAGCCTGTATGCGCTGAACAAGGCGCTGGCGCTCGCTGGCGGCAATGATGTCGGGCCAGCCAAGGGCGATGCAAACGCGACTGGTTGGAAGGGTTACGTACCCAATGGCCTATTGAACCGCCTCGACCCCAAGGGCGTAGACACCCGCGCGGAAATCTCGGACATCGGCTCTCTCAAGATCCACGACCGCAGCGGCGCCGCTGTCACGGTTTCGGAGAGCCCGCGTCTTATGCCGTTCATTCCGCTTTCGACGGATGACCCGGCAACCGTGACGAAGAAGCTAACCCGCCTGCGTGATGAAGTGGCTCGCGAACAGGAAGCGCTTGGAGAGACGTACAGCAAGGAGCAAGGCTACAAGCCAAGCCCTGTGAAGCCGAAGGCCATTCCCGCACAAGCTGGCAAGCCCGCGACTACCGCTAGCGGCGCGACTGCATCGAACTGGTAAGCCATGCCGCGCAACATCACAGTCACCTTCGCTGACGGGTCGCAACACGTCTATCAGGGCGCTCCTGATGATGTGACGCCTGACCAAGTCGAAGCGCGTGCCGCAAAGGAGTTTGGCAAGAAAGTCACGGCGCTGGATGGCGGGCGACAAGCCGTCGCCCCAAAGGAAGAGCCCGGCATGCTCGCGTCACTCGGCGCCGGATTGGGCAAGGGCGTTGGGCAAGTTGCCTTGAATGTGCAGAAGTACGCAGGCAAAGGCATTGAGGCGCTGGGCGGCGGCAGTGCGCCGACGCTGTCGGACTTGGTCGCTCCAGGCTCTGGCGGGAACATCGTTCAGCGCGCGGGGCGATGGCTGCAAACCGACGCCGATTCCGGCCTCAAGAAGATCGAAGGCGAGCTAGCGCCCTACAAGGAAGCAAACCCGATTTCTGCTGGCGCTGGCGAGCTTGGCGGCCAAGTTGCTGCCACGCTGCCCATCGGCGGCGTTCTTGCCAAGGTTGCGAGCAAACTGCCCGGGGTGTCTGCCGGCCTAGCAAGCGCCATCCAGAGCGGCGGCTTTGTCGCGCCTGGCGCAAACATGCTGACCCGCGCCGCTGGCGGGGCCATCACTGGTGGCGCTCAGTCTGCGCTAGTTGATCCAAACATAGCCGGAGAAGGCGCGATTCTTGGCGGCCTCATGCCAGGCGCCGCAAAGGTCGCTGGTATGGCCGGCAACAAGCTTTCCGGGCTTATCGGCTCGACTGCCGAAAGCCTGATGCAAAGCGCCATCAAGCCGACGATTGCCCAGCTCAAAAGCGGGGAGGCCGCAACTGCTGTGCGGACGCTGCTGGATTACGGCATCAGCCCGACCAAAGCCGGCGTGAACAAACTGCGCGCTTTGATTGACGACCTCAACACGCAGATTGCTGACAAGGTCGCGAACTCCGGCGCCACCATCGACAAAGCGAACGTCTTGAACGCGTTGGGCGACGTGCGCAGCAAGTTCGCAACTCAGGTCGCCCCGCAAGGAGACCTTGCCGCCATCCAGAACGTGGCCGACAACTTCGCTGCACACCCGGGCATCCCCGGGAACGACATCCCCGTGCAGATGGCGCAAGACCTCAAACAAGGCACCTACAAGGTGTTGTCCAAGAAGTACGGGCAGCTAGGCAGCGCAGAGACGGAAGCCCAAAAGGGATTGGCGCGCGGGCTCAAGGAAGAGATTGCAACGGCGGTGCCGGGTGTGTCTGCACTGAACGCCGAAGAGTCGCGCCTGATTCAAACCTTGAGCGTTGCCGAACGTCGAGCCCTCATGGACTTGAACAAAAACCCGATGGGGCTTGCGGCACTTGCAAGCAACCCGATTGGATGGGCTGCGTTCATGGCAGATCGAAGCGCAGCGTTCAAAGCTCTTGCCGCCCGCATGGCGGACTCGACTTCTAACGGGCTGTCTACGTCGGGCGCCAAGGTGCAAAACCTACTTGCTAACCCATTGGCCCGTACTACCGGTCTCCTGGCGGCCGAAACAGGCCAATGAGACCGCCGATGAAAAAGATCACCACGATCACGAGCAGCTTTACCAGCAGATAGACGCTAAAGCTCATAAGCCAATGGCAATCAAGCCGTTACAACATTTTGGAGCCCAGCATGGGAGCTAGCCTCAGCGGTGTTTTCAACCTTCAAGAGTTCGCCGATTCTGGCGCACCTCTGGCGGCTGGCCGACTTTACACCTACGCCCCTTCGACCACGACGCTGAAGCTGGCCTACACGGACGCGGCGGCCTCGGTGGCGCACACCTACACCAGCGACGGCCTGGGCGGCTCCTACATCGCCCTGAACTCTCGCGGCGAGCTTCCCGCGCCCCTGTACCTGCTTACTGGCGGGTACACCATCACGCTCAAGCGCTCGGACGGTACGACGGTTTGGAGCCGCACGATTGCGTCCGTTGCTGATGAGGCGACTGCCGGGATCGTCGCCGACATTGGCAGCGCGACCGATGCCACCAAGGGCGCGGCCCTGATCGGCTACGGCCCCTCGGTGGAGTACCCCGCTGGCACGGTGGGCGGCGAGCTGCGCACCATTCAAAGCCAGGTGTCGCACTTCTGGCGCCGGATTCGCACGAACCAGTCGGACGTGAACGTGCTGGTGCTGGGCGACTCCACCGGCAACGAGACGACGGAATGGGTCTACCTCATGGCGCAGTGGCTGGCGTCAGAGTGCCCGACCCACACCGTGAAATATCGCCTCTTTAGCCTGGGCCTGACGGTTGCGGGCGGCGGTACTGACACCTGGGGCAGCTACACGACCCTCCAGACCGGCTCTGGCCCGATGCCTCCGCTGGACGTGACGACGAACACGATCTTTATCGACAACGCGTCTGTCAGCGGCAGGAATACGAACTACGTCGAAGGTGGCCGCGAAAACACGATCTGGACCGGCACCGATTACGACCTGGTGATTTTCAACTACGGCCACAACACGGGGACCGACACGACCGAAGAGATCGCGCAACCCGAGTTCATGACGGCGGTTGAAAACGCCCGCCTCCACGCCTCGCGCGCCGGGTGTCTCGTCACCCTCCAGAACTTCCGCACCAGCACCAGCGGCAAGGCGCAATCTTTCCGCATGTGGAACGCCTGGCGCAACGTGGCGAGCCAGATGCAGGCCGGCGTGATCGACGTGGGGACGGCTTTCCTGTCCGTGCCTGACGTGTCGATCTACATGGCGGACGAGACGCACCCCAACGCGTTGGGGCAGTCGGCGCTGTGGCTTCCGCAGGTTCAGCGGGCGATGGCAGAGCCCCGCAACTACACGGGCGAAGACCCGGGCAGTGTTTCCCCGTTCACGCTGGTGAAAACCTGCTACACGGCAAACCCGCGCTTCAGCTACTGGTCGAGCACCAACCCGGATAGCTGGACGTTTAGCAACTGCACTCCGGCCAAGGACACGGGTAAGACCGAGGGGACCGCGTATTCCATGCGGATCACCAACGGCGCCGGCACGAATCCGCAGATCACGCAGGACATCAGCGGCCAGCTAGCCCGCCTCAAAGGGAAGGTCATCACCGTGGTCGCGCGTATCTGGCGCAGCAGCGGCCTAGACCTCCTGGCCGGTCGCGTGGGCTTGACATCGTCCAACGGTTCCACCAGCGTTTCCGCCACCAGCTACCCGCGCTCGATTGAAAGCGCTGGCGGGTGGGAGTGGGTGCAGGTTTCTATTTGCGTTCAGAACGACGCCACCAGCCTGACCCTGGTTGCCTACACGGGCGCGGCAAGCGGCGGTGACGTTGGGGAACAAATCTGGTTCGACTCCATCGGCGTGTTTGAAAGCTCGATGACCGGCGCCGTCAGCATGGATGATGTGTGGCGCAAGACGGTTCTTGACTTCTACAGCGACGGCAATGTCGGCTTGGTGCCGCCCACGACTGGCACGCTCACGGCCTCCAGCGGGACGATCACGCTTGCCGGCGCCGTCTCGCCTAACTCCGGGGTTTACATCAACCTCCCTGGGCTGACGGCTGGGCAGCAATACACCTTCTCGTGGACGGCTGGCGTCTCTACGTCTTCGCTCGGTGGCGGGATGTACTTCCGCAATGGCTACAACGGCGGTTCCACCACGTTTGATAGCTCGACGTGGACCGACAGCACGGCAGGAACCAAGACGTTCACCGCCCCGGCTGGCCCTGTCTCCATTTGGGTCTACGGCTATTCGGGCGTCACCGGCTGGCAGCTTACGCTGTGCTCCATCAAGCCCGTGGCCTCCGGCATCGTCACGGCCAACAACCTGCCGTTGAACACGGGCAAGAACGCGGACGGTACCAGCCTGGTTGTCGCTGCCGCTGCGGGTACGTTTGGCCTCACCAACACCCCCGGGACGGCAACCTTCCTCATCGGTGAGGCTGCGCGCGGCAACACCAAGACGGACGCGGTTTGCTGGGAGTACCAACTGCCTGGCGACTACATCGCGACCCGCAATCTCACGGTGACGGCTAACGCCTACTACACCGGGGCGGGCACGGTGGGGGCGACCAAGACCCTCACGCTCACGGCTTACAAGATCACCAACACCACGGGCGCCCACGGATCCAATCTCGGCCCTTCGGCTTCCACGCTCACCAACGCTGCGGCGGACTACGCCATGACGGTGACGGGTGCCACGCTGAGCCCTGGGGATCGCGTCCTTCTGCGTCTCACGGCTGCTGTCCAAGAGACTGGCGGCGCGTCCGACCTCAACGCTCGAATCAACTCTGTAAGGGTTTCCTAATGCGCAAGTTCATCACCAAACTGCTGATCCTTCTCCGCCTCAAGAAGGCCCCACCTGTCCAAGTGCAGGGCGGCGGCGGCCCGGGGGAAGAAGGGTCATGAGGCTAGCCGTTGCGCTACTGGTGACGGTGGGTGTCGTCCATTTCGGTTACGACTGGATAGCCCTCGCCTACCCCGATTCCGGCGCGGCGGCCAAGGCTTGGTTTTACATGCTTAGGGGCGTCGAAGGGGTGGCGTTGTTCGCCATCGTCGCCGCACTGGCTAGAACTCGCGGCGTGATCGCGGTCAGCTTGCTAGGCATGTTTGAGGAGGGCATGACGACGGCCTGTAGAGCCTCGAAGCCCATTGGCGGGGTGCTTGGCTATGAGCCGTTTGCGGGCCTGTGTGGCCCCGAGTGGTATCGGCTAGGGCTAGGACTGTTGGGGCTGATCGCCCTCGGCCTGGCCTATGAAATTGGGAGGACTCGTCGTGGAAAAGCGCGATCTTGACGCCATTCAGGCGTCAGTGAGGGCCGGCGTTCAGTCGGCTATTGCAGACCCCGAAACGTGGAAGGCGGGATTTGCCGCCATGCAAGAGCAGTTAGCCCAGGCTGCACAGCGCGAGTCGGGAAAGTGGGTTGTTGGCTGGATTGGGTGGGTTGTGAAAAAGATGGCTCTAGGCGTTGCCGTTGTGGCAGTCCTCTACTACACGGGCGGGCTTCCTGCCGTGCTGGCGTGGCTCAAGGTCAAGTGATGGCCTACAAGCTATCCGCCCGCAGCGAAGCCATGCTGATGGGCGTCCACCCCGCCTTGCAGTCCGTCGTTCGCCGGGCTCTGGTGCTGTCCCCGGTTGACTTCGCCGTCATCGAAGGCGTGCGGACCAAAGAGCGGCAAGCAGAGCTAGTGAAGGCCGGCGCCTCCCGCACGATGGACAGCCGGCACATCACCGGCCATGCGGTGGATCTTGCTCCCTACATCGGCGGCCAAATCCGCTGGGACTGGCCCGCCTTTGGGCCTCTTGTCGAAGCCATGCGCGCGGCCTCGCTGGAACTTGGTGTGCGCGTCATCCACGGTGCGGACTGGGTCACTTTCCGGGACGGGCCTCACCACGAACTTGATCGGAAGCAGTACCCATGAAATTCCACATCCACCTCGCGGCAATCGCCTTCCTTGCCGGCTGCGTCGGCGCCCCGGTCACTCAGACCACGCAAACCGCCTGCGCCAACATCGCAGCAGCTCGGGCGGCTGAAGACATCGCCATTTCACTGGCAAAGCGCCAGCCCACTGAGGAAGAGATGGCAGCGCTCAGGGCGTCGCGGGCTCAGGTGGACGCGCGGTGCGCTCAGGTGAAGTAACGGCTAGCGCCCTGTCGCGTATTCGACCGGGGCCCACCACTCTTCAGACCTGTACTCTTGCTGGTCAGCAGTCTCGCGCCAGCATTCATGCACCCATTCGTTGCCGTCATACCAAGTCCATGACTCGATCCCATCGGCGTCGCGTGCGTAGATTTGGCCCGTCATGGGCGCTTCAGCGATTGGGCGCCAATCCATCATTGCTCCTGAAGTAACGGCTTAGAAGCGGTGGCCGGTGGCAATCTCCGGCTTGGCGATCAAGGTGGCATCGAACCAGCTACCCACGCGGCCCGGTTTCGTTACTCGTGGGCAATTTCCATTCCCGGCCGCCAGTGTCGGGCATCGTCCTTGCGCAGTGCCATTGCGCATTCACCGCTTCTAAACCGTCACTGCTGACAAATGCCGGGCTTCCACCGGCTGCGGCTGATAAGACCTCTGGCAAGTGCTTGAAGAGGGCGCGGAGTCAAACCGCTACCGTTTCCGGGCCGATATCTCGCATCGGCAGACCCTCACATCATCCGGCAGGGCTTGATACCTGCTAGCCGCTAGCTGCTTCGGCGCCATCAAGGCAACGGGCTGCAAACCTCGTCCGAACGGATCGCCGCGCACGTCCTTCCGTGCTGCGGATGATGTGAAAGCCCGCAGTGCGGGAGTGTCAGCGGGCCGGGCTTGATTCCGGCTAAGGCAGCTCACGGGTTGGCAGACTTGTCCGCCGCTTGTCGCCCGCTGGGACGGTCACTCCCAGAGTCCTTGTATCCGTGCTTGACCTGCACTGCGTGTCCTTCCACGCCGCCGCTGACGCCTAGATTCTCTGCTACGCACAGTTCACGCACTTAGACACTTTTCTCCTATGTACGCTGGTCCCTCCGACAGGAATCTCATATAAACCAGCGCCTACTGTGCAAAACCGCAGCCATCATTTCTAAGCCATTGCCTGGATTGGCGTTTTCAGGCTCTAGGCACTTCGCCTAGATCGCCAAGTTCTGCAACCGTGCGACAGTCATGCACTCGGCATCACGCACAGTTCACGCATGGCATCCTTTCGCAAACTGCCTTCCGGCCTCTGGCGCGCTGAGGTGTTCAAGCAAGGCGTGAGGGCGTCGGCCAGCTTCACGACGAAAGCGAAGGCCCAAGCCTGGGCCACGCAGACCGAGGGCGACATCATGGCCCGCAAGCGCGGCCAGATCATTAACCGGACGCTGCGCCAGTGCTTTGAGCGCTACTCCGACGAGGTGAGCCCGACGAAGAAGAACAAGCGTTGGGAGGACATGCGGATTCGATTCCTCACGTCCCCCGACACCGGCTTGCCGTTCGTGGACAAGATGGCCGATGACGTGACGGCGGACGATCTTGCGCGGTGGCGCGATGACCGGCTCAAGTACCTCAAAGGCTCGACGATCAACCGCGACCTGAACCTGATTTCAGCGGTCTTCAGCGTGGCCCGGGATGAGTGGGGATGGTGCTCGCAGAGCCCCACACGGCTGCTCAGAAGGCCCCCAGACCCGAAGCCTAGGGATAGGCTCATCCACTGGCGCGAGATTCGTAGCGTGCTACGGGCGCTCGACTGGCACATGCGTGAGCCGGTGACGTTGCAGCAGGAGGCGGGGTTTGCCTTCCTCATGAGCCTGCACACTGCCATGAGGGCTAGCGAGGTGCTCAAGGCGCGCTACGTCAACGGCGTGGCGGAACTGGACGACACGAAGAACGGCCAGGCCCGCAGGGTGCCGCTATCCGCCCGCGCTCAACGCCTGCTCAAGCACTGCCCCGGCTTCACTATCACCGGCCCAAGCCTGGACGCGCTGTTTCGGAAGGCCCGCCAGCGCGCCGGGTTGTCTGGCTTCACGTTCCACGACGCCCGCGCCACGGCGCTAACCCGCATGGCTCGACGCGTGGACGTGTTCCAGCTCGCCAAGATCAGCGGACACAAGGACGTGTCGATCCTCTCCAACGTCTACTACCGAGAGTCGGCGGAGTCCATCGGCTCACGCCTTCGCTGATTGCCGGTGAGTTCGTAGCCAGCGCTCAAAGTCGGCCTCGTCCCAGCGGACGGTTTCACGACTCAGGCGCACGGCGGGCTTGGGAAAGTCTGCACGCGATTCAACAAGCCGGATGAACGACGCCACCGGGATATTGAGCTTTGCGGCCATGTCCTTGCGCGTCAGCATGTCAGCCATCCTCCCCGTTCTTGCGCTCATACCCGTAGCCCGGGAATCCGTCCTTGATGCCGTGATCCATGGCCCAGTCCTGCCACTCGGCATCACGGGCGAGCAGAAGCGCGTCAGCACAGTGCTTGAACAGGAGCAGCGCCCCCACGACGCTAGCGAGGCCGCCAAGCACGGCAATGATGAAAGTGAGCATCTCAGCCCTCCTCAATACCAAACCGCTCACGGATGGCGGCGGCGTAGTCGTCGCTGTCCCACCCTTTGGCAAACGGCCCATCGCCCATCTCCGCACAAATCCGCGCGCACTCTCCCGCAACAAGGGCGGCAAAGCGCTCCAATTCGCTGTTAAGCGAATAGTCATCAAACGGCGCGTACACAAACCCAAGCGTAGGGTCAACGAAAAACCCAACCTCCAGGGCCATCCTCTCCACCATCGCTGCAAGGTCAGTCTCTGTGGTCATGATGTCAGCCCTCCAAGCGCTTGATATCGCGCAAGCTGTCTTGAATCTCCAGCTTTGTGCGGATCATTTGCGCTTCACCGATGCGGCGCATGTGGATGGTGACTTGCACCTCGTCCAGCCCGCGCGCCTGGTCCATGAAGTCACTGCGAAGAAACCCGCAATGTGTCATCTTGTAGCCCGGGAAAAGGTGCATCAGCCGGGCGCCCACCTCGGCCTCTATAATGTCAAAGGCTTGTTTCGATTCGCGGTCAGTAAACCAGTGCATGGTCAGCCTCCGGGCTGTGTGGCGGCGGACATGGCTGCGTCAATGGCCTCGCGCAGATCGCGCCCCCTGCCAAGGATTTCATCAGGCCCACCGGGTCCGCAAACGAACACGGCTGGGCCGCTATAGCCCCCGCCAAAGCTGTCCATAAACCCGCGCCCGGTGCGGATTTCGCGGCGCGCGCTGAGCCAGTCCAGGCGCTGCGTGTCGGTGATTGGTTCGCTCATGGCTTCTCCGTCAATGCCTGGATTTTGGCAATAGCCTCACTAAACGTGGCGCCCGCGTACACGCCTGCCGGGGTCCGCACGATGCGGACTCCCTTGGGCGCGGGCAGGACGACGATGGGGATGGCCGGCACGGGCTGAAACCGTGGCTGGGTGGGGGTGGGCTGTTCGGTCATGGGTGTGTGTGGCAGGCACATCGAAAAGCTCAGAACGGCACCGGCCCGGTAGCGTCGGCGTCCTTGCGCAGCCCGCACTTCCCGCAGATGAACTCACCCCGGCGCAGCGCGACAACCTCGGTCGTGAGGCGGTCGCGCTCACCTGCCAGCCGCTTGACCTCAGTCCAGCCGGCGTCGGACTCTGCGCGTAGCTTGGCGAAGGCGCCAAGAACCCCCTCAGTCATGAACATCGGCGGCGTTGCCTTCGTGACAATGCCGGCCTCGATCATGTCGGCGCGGAACAGGACCATGCATTCCGCCATCAGGTCGTCTTCGCGGCCCTTCTGCTTGAGCGCTTCCGCCTCGGCGCGGAGCTGGTCACGCTCTGCCCGCACGGCTCCAAGCTCTGCGGTGTCTTGGACGCAGCGAGCGTTCAGCGTGTCGGCGTACTGCTCGACTTGGGCTAGGCGGCGCAGTTCGGCGGCGGCCTTGATCCGCAGCGCGTTCTCGTTCTGAACCATGCTCGGGCCGAAGCAGCCGGCCTCAAGCTCGGCGGCAATGAATTCGGGGGTCGTGCTCATGTTGTGCGTCGGCAGGGGCTTGGGTTTCAGGCGGCGCGATCGTCTTCCAGCTCGACCTCGATGCGGTTTAGGGCGTACAGC